GGTGATCTTCCGTGCCTTGCCGCTGTCGTCTTTCAGACCGATGTCCACAAGGTCATGGGTAAAGTGGTAAAGTTCCTTCTCGTGGGCAGGCCCGGTCAGCTCGTCAAACACCCTCGTGCCCTCGATCAGGATCTTTGTTTTCTTCCGCTGGCCGTCGTTCAGCATTTTGCCCAGGTTCTCCATGTAGCCGCCGTGGGTGTACCCGCCCAGCCGCTCAAACATCCGTTCAATGTTCATGGTGTTCATCTTGTAGCTGTTCAGCGCCCGGCTCATCCTGCCAAGGGCGCCCGGCTTTTTGCTCACGCCTTTGGCGTCGGTCAGCTCGCTTTTCACCCCCTCGGCGAATTCGTCGATCATCACGTCCTCGGTCGCGCCCACCACCACGTTGTCGGTCTTGATGATGTGCAGCGTCTGGTCCAGGATGTCACGCAGCCCTCGCAGTTCGGTGGAGCTCAAGGTGGCCATGCCGCCGTTTTTCAGCGCTGCCAGTCGGTCGTTCAGTCCGTCCACATACGCCGTCCAGCTCGGGCTTTCATCCTCCCGGGTGTACTGCTTTGCGTTCTCGATCTTCGCCCGCAGCACTTCGATCTCCCGTTCCCGGTTGTCGTTCACGTCCAGCAGCCACTCGTCAATGGCGTCCTGCAGGCCGCTGTTCTCCCATTCCAGCTGTGCCCGGTCGCTGTTCTCCATCTCCCGCTTGATGCCGTCCCGCAGCCCGTGCACCGCTTTTTCCATGGCTGCCTTGCTGTCCTGCATGGGCGCGTAGGTCCAGCCCTCTTCGCCCCGGTGCGACCACTGGGCAAGCCGCTGGGCCGTCTCCCGGTTTCCAATGGCCTCGTTCGCCAGCTGCAAAACCGGCTGCACCTTGTCCAAAAGGTACTCCGGCACATACTTTTTCTCGTTCGGGTGCTCGAACATCTTGGTCAGCTCACTCGTCGCCTTGCGGATGGCCCGCCGGGTGTTGTCCTTGTCCCGGCTGTCCCGCATCTGGGCCAGCCGCTCGGCGTTCTTCGCCTGTGCAATGGCAATTTTCTCCCGGGTCTTTCCGCGTTCTGCCTCCCGCAGTACAGCCGCCTGCTGTTCCAGCTTCCGCTCCTTCGCGCCAAGCTTTGCCTCTGCCCTTGCGGCCGCTTCCTTGTAGTCCTGCTGGGCCTTGGTCATCCGGTCCGCATAGGGTTGCCGCATCTTCTGCCGGTCGCTGGCCCGCTGTTTGGCCGCGTTCAGGTTGGCCTCGGCCTGCAGCGCCAGGCTGTGCCGCTTTGCCTGTTCGTTCATCTGCTCGGTCCGCGCCTTGAACTCCGCCCGCAGTTTCGCGTTCCGGCTGTTGGCCACGCCCGGCAGGCCCAGGTATTCGTTCCACAGATCCATGGCCAGTTCCTGCTTGGCCGCGTCCCATTCGCTGTCATAGGCGCTCTCCATCGTGGGCTTGATCGCATCGTGTGCCGCCGCCATGGCTTCCAGCGCGTCGGCGGCGCTGCTGGGCGTTTCGGTGGGGAACAATCCCCCGCCAATGCCCTGCAGCTCGGTAAAGTCGGCGTCCCACCGGCTCACCTCGCCCTTTTTCGTCAGCGTCAGGCTCACGCCGTGCTTTGCCAGCTCCTTCCGGGCCTCGGCCCAGCTGCCGTACTTGTACAGCACCTCGTTGTAGTCCTTGCTGCCTTTTTCCAGGCTCATGCTCATCTTGTGCAGGTCGGGGTAGGCCTTCCACAGCTCGTCGTTTTTCTTGGCGCTGCCTTCCATCACCTGCTGGGCCATGTCCAGCACAAAGCCGTGGGCCTGGGCCCAGTCCACGCTGCCGCCGCTCAGGTAGTTCCGCAGTGCGGCAAGGCGGCTGGTCAGGGTCTTCACGTCCGCCCGGCTGTCGCTGGTCTTCACCATCTTCCGGGCAATGCGTTCCAGGCTTTCGTCCGACACCTGTGCCGCATCCGCCTGCGCCATCACCTTGGCCAGAGTCTCGGTCTCAGCGCCGCCGTCCCCCACGCTCTGGCGCCTGGCTGCTTCCACGTCCTCGCTGTCCACGTCCAGCTGGTAGCGGTTTTCTCCTTCCTGCGTCATAAACTGTGCAAGTTTTGCGTTGCGGGAATTTGCATCCATCATCTTGACAGACTCTCCGAAGTATGTTAAAGTACCTCTGGAACCGTACATGGTTGGGGGGACCGGCAATTGGAGCCCAGTACTGCCCAGCCATGCTGCGGTTCTTTTTTTATTCGGGTCAATGTACAGGATTTGGTCACTGTTCAACGCATTCTGCACATTGTTCTTTCCATAAGCGCTGGTAAGAACAATATTATCCATCACTAATCCATTCTTACGGGTCGGCAGCAGTTCCAACGAAACACTCACCGGCTGGTTCAGTGCATCCTTCACTTCACCGAACATATAGATTCGGCTTCTATAATTTTTTCCCTGATTTGCGCCGGTCTCCTCATTCGAGTGCAGCACCACCACCGGGTTTTCCAATACCTGTGGCACCTGCTTGATGATGTCCGGTGTCATGATGGATTTTTCTTTTCCGGCCTTATATCTTACCTCACTGTGTTTTTTCAGAATTTCTTTGATTTTACCAGCATTCCACAAAATCGTCTGATCTTTCACACCAATGCTTTTCAGCACATCCGATGTCTTGCCGACCGTGATCATATAATCGTCCGTCTTTTTGTTCAGACTTTCGATCTCGTCCTCAAACCGTTCGTCAATGGAATACCGCACATCTTCCGCCGCTGCCGCGTCTGCCGCAGCGGCTTTTTCCATGCCGCCGTTTGCTTCCAGCGCCGCGCGGTAGTTGGACCCGGCGTCCGCCTGGTGGTTGAAGTAGATCTGCCGCAGGTCCTTCAGCTGGGTCTCGGTCAGGGTCTGTGCCGCCTTGGCCGCGGCATTGTCCGGTTCCGCCCCCAGCAGAGTCTTGATGTCGGTCAGCACCTTCTGCAAAAGCGTCTCGATCTTCTGCATCACCCGGTTGCTCCGCTTCTGGGCCTGGGCGTTCATCCTGGCTTCCGCCGCCTGCTGGCGCACATAATTCCGGAAGTCCTCTTCCGTTCCAAAAATGCTGCGCATGGCGTCCGCCGTGATCTCTTCCATGGCCTGGTTGTAGGTCAGCTGCTGGCCCGCCCGCTCGTACCGGTCCAGATAGCTCTGCACCAGCTCCTGCACGCTGTCCATGCCGTTCTGCTGCACAAGGTAGTGCTCAAAGGTGTCGATCAGCTCCTGCCCGCCGGCGTTGTCCCAGCGGTTCAGCTCGTGCAGCGTCTCGTGCATCACGGTGGCGGCGTCGGCTTCACTCGAGTAAAACACCTTGCCCGCCGCGCTCTGGATCAGGCCCTTGGCGTTGTTTGCAAGGCCCTGCACCACCCGCTGCACTGCCACGCCGCTGGCCTTGGCGCTCAGCTCGATCAGGGCATCGTCCGCCCGGGCGCCCTTGCTCACGTTGCCGTCCGCCTTGTAGTAGGTGCCCGCGTCATCCCGCAGTGCTGCCTTGCCGGGCTGCTTGCCCAGCTCGGCCGCTTTCATTTCCTTGTAATGCTCCGCTTCGCCCTTGCCCTGGGTGTAAGCAAGCGCCAGCGCCGTGCGCCCTGCGTTGCCCAGGGCCAGCACCTGCTGCACCCGTCCGCTTAGGGCGCTGCCCTTGCCGGTCATCTGCAGTGCCTCGGCAAAGCTGGCACCTTCCCCGTTCACGCCCAGCCGGTACAGGCTGGCCGCCGCCGGGGCGTAGATCTCCGCCCCAATGCCTGCCGGCATGTTGTTCACCACGGTCTGCACTGCCTGGGTGCTCATCCGGTAGTGCTGCGCCAGCTCCTGCGCCGTCTGCACCTGCTCGCCCCGCGTCCAGCTGTCCGTTTCCAGCGCCGCCGGGTCTGCCCGTAGTTCCACGTCCGCGTACTCCGCCGGGCTCTGCTGCTGCGCCGGCGCTTCCTGCTGTACTTCAGCCCGGCTTTCTGCCTGCGCCTGCCGGTGCAGCTGTTCCGGGTCAAACAGCATAGTCCTGGGGTTTTCCGGGTCTACCGTCCGCACCGCTTCCGTGCCGTCCGCAAAGCGCACCGTCATGGTGTCGTTGCTCATGCTCACGCTGTAGCCCTGCCCGCTTTCCACGGTTTCCCCGGCCTTTTCCACAGTGCTCTGGCGCTGATCGGCGGCAGGGTTCTTCACTTGCGCTGCCTTGTTCCCGACATTTGTGCCGGGAGCCTCCGCCTCCTGCCGCATGGCCTGCTCGGCAGTCTGCTGCTGGGCAAGCGTGCGCAGGGCTTTCCGGGTCTCGCTGGCCGTGGCAGGCAGCTCCATGCCGTACTCCTCCGCAAAGGTCGCGCGGTTCGCCGCATTGGCTGCATTCGGGGTAAACAGGTTGATGGTCTTGCCCGTCAGGGCATCCGCCTCCATGGCGGCCGCCAGCTGCTGCACCGCCGGGTTCTCGCTGCGCACCGCTGGGGCTGCATCCTTCTGGGCAGTTGTTTCCGCAGCGTCGGCATTGTCCGTCTGCTGCACGGCGGCGGCCTGGTCTGCCTGCTGCCGTGCAGCTTCTCCCGGCTCCATGGCCCGCTCTTCCAGTGCCCGCTGCGCCGCCGCGGCATCCGCCGCCCGGCTCTCGGTGTCCACCTGCACCGGGGCAGCCGTTTCCATCCCGGCCCGGGCATCCAGCGTCCGGCTCATGGCGCCCAGCCCCGTGCCCACGGCACCGCCCAGCGCACCGGAGGCACCACCCGTCAGGCCGCTCTGCAGCGCCTGCAAAAAGGTGTCGCTCTGCAGCAGCTCGTCGGCGGCCTGCTGGTCGCCGCCCAGCGTGGCATCAATGATCTTGTCCGCATAGGTCTCCACAAAGGCCTGTACCGCATTGTCCACGCCGCCGGAGATCGTGTTGGTGGCCAGCTTGCTGTTGCCCAGCCCGCTCACCAGCTTCGAGCTGCGCACAAGATCGGCCAGCTTTCCGGCCACCGTGTCCCGGGCATAGTCCACGCCCATGCTGCGGGCCATGTTCGCCACGCCCACGCTGTTGATGGCCCAGCCTGCGCCAAACTTTGCAAGGCCCACGCCCACAGCCTGGCCGGCGCTGGTGCCCTTCTCCACGTCCTGGCCCATGCTCTCGGCCGCGCCCTGGGCGCTCAGCACCGGCAGCACCAGGTAGGGGCTCACGCCCGCAACAGCCAGGTTTTCCGCTGCGCTGGTGGCAACGCCCATGGCTGTTTTGGCCGCCGGGCTCAGGCCCGCCTGGGCCGCTGCCTTGCGCTGCTGGCCGTAGTGGTACAGCTGGTGGCCAAGGCTCGTGTCTTTATCCAGCGCCGTTTTCTGCACCGTCCCGGCAATGCGGCTGCGCATGGTGTCAATTTCGCTCTGGTTGTAGCCCATGCCGCGCAGATCCTCGTCGGTGTACTGGGGGTTATAGTCCATGTCCACCGCCGTGATCCGGTCTTTCAGTTCCTTGCCCCGGGCATCGCCTTCCAGTTCCTTGTCCAGCGCCGCCTCGTTTTTCTGGGTAGCCCGGATGTCCTTCACGCCCTGGGTGGTCATCTCGCCCGCCATGGGCACCACCGACGCCACCGTGGCTGCAATGCCCTTCGTGGCGTCCGCCGTGCGGCGCACCGCCCGGTCAGTCACCGGCAAGGCATCATACTCCCGGATGTATGCCCGGGCCTCGTTGATCTCCTGGGCCGTGTACCCCATCTTCAAAAGGTCCCCGGGGCTGTATTTCTGTTTCGTACCGGTCACCTGCACGGCCTGCTCCGGGGCCACACCCTTGTCCTCCTGGGTGGTGTACTCCTTCTGCCGCAGCAGGTCTACCACCTCCCGGTGCCGGGGGTCGGCATCCATCCACTGGTTCAGCTCGTCAAAGCGGTCGGTCTGCCGGTCCTTGGCAAGGGCGTTTCCCGCCTTCTGCGCCGCCTTGGCGTAGCTGCCATAAACGCCCTGCGCAATGGCCCGCTGTTTCGGGGTGTTGTCGTTTCCCGCATAGTTCCAGTCCGGTTCGTAATCCTCCTGCCGGTCGGTGGCCACCGGGCTGCCCGTGTTGCTGGCCATATCCGCCAGCACCTGCTTGCCCAGCGTGTCCGCGCTTACTGTTCCCAGCACCTGCCGGGTGCCGCCCGTCCAAGCCGGGGTGCTGGGCGTCGTCTGCAGGCGGCTGGTGCTGGCGGGGGCAGCCGTCATCTGGCTACGGATCTGCGCCACCTGGGCCACGCTCAGGCCCGTGCCGGTGTTTTTCGTGTTCGTAGCAGCCGCCGGGGTGGTCTTTGCAGTCTGGGTCGTCGTCTTCTTCTGGGCTGCGGTTTTTGCGGCGTCATTCGCTTTAATCTGCTCCCGCATCTGGCGCACCTGTTCTACACTCAGGCTCATGTTGCTCCTCCTTTACCATCCCATAGTCTGCGACACCTGACTGATGGTACTGTCGCTGTAATTTTTCCGGATCAGATACTCGGTGATCTGGGCCATGTCATAGCCATTGTTTGCCATCTGCTGTGCTTCTCGCAGCGCCGTATTGTAATTGCCGCCTTTCGGGCTGGCCATGCTCACCGACGCCCCCGCCACGCCGTCCACCGTGCCGCTGGTGCTCCACGGCGTTTTGGTGGTCGCTGCCGGCAGCTTGCTGGTCGTGGTTCCCGCCTTTCCCGCTCCGGTTCCTCCCGCCGCGCTCTGGGTACTGGCCTTGGTGCCGGTGTCTGCCTTGATCCATCCCGCATCGGTCAGGGTCCGCTTGTAAAAGTCGTACAGGGGCTCGGTGCCCTTCATGCTGGAAAATTTGTTTGCCATCTGCTGCAGCTCGCTGGTCGTGTAGCCGCTGCTCTTGCTTCCGGTGCCCGTGGTCTTGTACCGCTGCTGCAGTCCCAGCAGCGCCTGCTGGTATGCAAGGTTCGAGCTGTTCAGCCGCCCGGCAATGGTGCCGTAGCTGTCCGTGCTGTCCCCGCTCAGTCCTGCCATCTGCAGGTAATTCTTTGCTGCCGTGTCGTTGCCGCTGCCCGCCAGGCTTGCGCCCTGCAGCAGGGCCGCCATCTTGTCCTTCTGGGTATCGCTCATGCCCTCCCAGGCGTCCAGCATCGTGCTGTCCAGTCCGTACTTGGTCAGGGTCTGGGCTGCCAGGTCATCAAAGCCCGCCTGCTTAAAGGCCTGCGCCTGTTCCATGGCGCTGATCTGGTCGCTCAGCTGGGTGCGCTGCAGGCTGTCCGCATACTGCTGCTTCTGTAGTTCAAACTCCTTGTCCCACTGGTAATAGCCCTGGTAGGCATCGTACCCGGTCTTCACCGCGTTGCCCACGCCCTTCACAACGTTCCACACATTGTTCCAGAAGTCGCTGTTCTCCTGCCGTGCCGTGTCCACCCGGCCGCTCAGGTAGTCCCGCCAGTTCTGGGCATTGCTCACGCTGCCGTCATACTCGCTGCGTTCCAGGCTCTGCTGGCCCAGCAGGTCGTCCAGCACGCTGGTGGTGTCACTCATCTTCTGCTTCCAGTTCTGCAAAGCGTCCGCTCGCAGGCTGCTCAGGCTGTTGTCCACGCCTGCGATCTGCTCCCCTGCCGCCTGGTTCGCCGCGGTCTTGGCCCAGTCCGCACCGTACCCGCCCGCCAGGGTATTGGCCGTGCCGGCAGCGGCCGCCGCGCCGTTCTGGGCGTTGGCCACGCTGTTTGCCCGGTACTGCTGGTAGGCGGCATTCAGGGCGTCCGTGTCCACTCCGGTGCTGCCGGTCAGGCTGGCATCCGCCAGCTGCCCCAGCTTCTGGTTGATGCTGTCCGTGTAGTTGTTCTGGTAGGCCCCCGGCATAGCCTGTTCGGCCTGGGCCAGCTTCTTCTTTGCCGTGTTCAGTCTCGCAATGGTTCCCATGGTGTCCCCTCCTTACACAAAAAAGAACGGTAAGATCTGCGCCGCCAGCTGCACCGCGCTCAGAATGCCGTTCAGCCACCTGCTGGTGCGCTGGCTGCTCTCGCTGCTGGCCTTGTCGTACTCGTTCTGGCGGTACTGCAGCCCGTCCATCCAGTTGGCCATGTCCTTCTGGTAGTTCTGGTAGTCCTGCTGTTCGGCGTTCTGCAGTCCGCTCAGCTGGCTCTCCAGCCCGGTGCGCTTGGCCGTGTACTCGCTGCGGCTCTGGTCCTGCAGGCTGTTCAGCACGTTGTCCAGGTTGTTCATGGTGGCCGTGTAGGCGTTCTGGCCCGCCTGGGTGCCGTAGCTGGAGCTGTAGCCTCCGGTCTGGGCCGCCGCGTTGGCCTGGGCGTTCTGGTTCGCCAGCTTGGCCGAGCGGGTGTACTGGCTCTTGTACTGCTGGTAGGCCGTATCTGCGTCCGGGTCGTAGTCAAACTCTTTCATGCCGTCCAGCTGGCCCATCACGTCCTTGATCTTCGGCTGGTACTGGCTCACATAGTCCGCCGGGCGGGTCTTTTCGTAGTTCTCCAGTTCCGTCCGGGCATTGCTCAGTCTGCTCATTCCGTCTCCCCCTTACTGCTCAAAAAATTCTCGCTCATGTTCTCGCTGTCCAGGTTGGTCAGCACGTAGCCCAGCTGTTCCTGCAGCTGGTACAGGTAGTTGCGCAGCGCCCGGGCGTCCTCCGGGTCCATGCTGCTGCCAAAGCTGGGCAGGCTGATGCCGTTCAGCCCTGCTAAACTCGCCATGTTCATCCCTCACTTTCTCGGCCCGGCCCCGGTCACCCGGCCGCCGGTGGTGCCTGCCAGCGTGAAGGCCATGCTCCGCAAAGCGATCTGCCCCGTGCCGCTCAACTTCAGCCGCATGGTGTCGTGCCGGCGCGGCTCAAAGGGCAGGTTCAGCCGGGCATGGTCTCCCGTGGCGGCCGCCGTGCGCAGGGTCTCCCAGGGTCCGCCGTCGTAGCTCGCCGCCAGCGTCACCACACTGTGGGTCTGGGCGTCCAGCCGCAGGGTGATCCGGCTGATGTATTTGTCATCCGTCTCGGTCAGTCCAATGTCTCCGCTCACCGCTTCAAACTGCAGCGCCGCCTCGGCTTCCCCTTCTGTTTCCCGGTCGGGGTCTGCCGCCCACAGGGCCCGGCCGTCCCACAGGTACAGCTGCCGGCCGGTGCTGGCCATCTCGTAACCCACGGCGCTCTCCTCGTGCCACAGGCCCCGCTCCGTGTCGTACACCAGCAGCCGCCCGGCGCTGTCCCCCTGCCGGCGCAGGTACAGGTAATACCGCGCGTCCAGGCTTCCAGCAGCGCACCACGCGGCCCCCGTCAGCTTCCCGGTGTCCAGCGCGCCGGACACCTTGCTGGGCAGGCTGCCGTCCCAGGCCATCACCCCGCCGGGCGAAAGGTAATACAGCGTCTCGTTCAGCACGCACAGGCTGTGGGCGGCATTGGCTGCCACGCCCCGGCACCGCACGCTGGAGAGCTGGTAGTCGCTGGGTTTGGAGCCGTACAGCTTGTGGATGCAGTTTTCTTTGAAAAACAGCACATACCCCATGCAGCTGGCCGCCCCGGTAAAGGCCCCGTCGCTGCCCACGCTCACGGCATAGCTGTCCGAGGCAATGCCCCGGTAACTGTACCAGTTGGTAGGGTCACCCAGGCGGCAGGCGTAAATGGTGTTTTCCTTCTTGCTGCAGCCCCACACCCGGTTGCCCTGCTCGGTCACAAAGTCCAGCTCCGGCACCCGCCGCTCCAGCGTGATGCTCACGGCCAGGCCCTCATTCTCGGTGCGTGCCCCGTCCAGGCTGCGCCAGCTGGTGCCCGTGGCCGTCACCGTCCAGCTGCCATAGTACCGGCTGCTGTCCTGGGCCGGGGTCAGGCTGGCCACAAGGTCGTCTCCTTCCAGCGCCTGCACCACGATCTCTCCGTTCAGGTCTGCCGCCAGCGCGTCACACACCGCCTGCGGCATGCCGGTCAGGGTCACCGTGTCGCCCTCCTTCAGCAGGCTCCCGATCCCCGGGCAGGTCATGCGCACCGTGTTCACCAGCACCTGCACCCACTTGCCGCTCTTGGCGCTCCACTTTTCCAGCACGCTCTCATAGTCGTACAGGTTCCCGGCGGCGCCCTTCAAAAACAGCTGCCCGTCCTCCGGGCTCTCCGGCTCCGTGTCGCCTGCACCGGCCACCTCGTATACCTTGCCCTCCGTGTCGCAGGGGCACACGGTCATCTTCCGGTCGCCCAGCTCCCACTTCGCCCCCAGCGGCTCCAGTTGG